GAATGTTGCCGCCGTATTTCGCGACAAGCTGCCGGATGAATGGCAAGGGCTGCCGGTTTTAGACGGCGACATAAACGACCTTCGTTTCCTGGATCCAGCCGGACACATTGTCGGCCTGAAAGCCAAAGGGACCGCTAAAAAAGACAACTCAGGTTTTATCCTTAATTAATAAATACAATATGAAAAATAAAAGATTTGATGAGAACGGTTTCCAAGTAATGTCTACCCATGACAAAATGGTGGCCGCCGTAATTGGTATCATCGGAACCGCACTTTGGTTTACTATCATAACGCTGATGCTCGACGCTATGGATTAAAAGCGCGAATTAATCGCAACCCCTGGCCGCCGTTTGCAACCGTAGACGGCGGCTTTTTTGTGTCCGATTGCAACGCGTTGAAAGCCGCCGTTCAAAGCGCGATTAAATGCGGCGGCCTTTATTATGGTATGGCATGAGATTAAAACGCGGCGTGAACGCGGTCCCTGCGGCTTTAACGCGGCTTATGGTGCGATTATGGCGGCGTTTAAAGCGACGCAAAAAACACCTGTAAACAAAAACACGCGCGATATCGTTTCAATCGCGTCCCAAACGGGCCGCAATCGCATGTATTATGCGTTGCCAAGCGTTGGTAATCAGGTACTTATGCAATTGATGCGGCATACCCCCCACCCCTAACGCTATTTTTGGCGGCCCGATGGGGGGATGAACGGGTACGCACCGTATATAAGGGGCTTCAGATTTTTTTACCTAAACTTTTTAAACGCGTTTTTAATCAGGCATAATCGTCGTTTTAACACGAACAGCCTTAAACGCGTGGTAAATACGGTAATTACGCCCTTTATAACAGGCTAAACACGATGTCTATAAGAGCGAACATGGTGTCGATGATAACGTCGCGTTCAACGAAGAAGAGAGCCATAGCTATGATCCACCTGATCTCCGTTTGAAACTCGCTCACAACTCATTCTTAAGTTCTTTAAAGCGTAGTTCATCGACGATCTTCTTAAGGTTATCTATTTCTCTTTCGTAGAAGTCGAGTCTCATGTTTTGTTGAGCGTCGTCTGGGAGCGCGCCTAGTTCGCCTCTAGGCCATTTAATACGAAATTCACTGTTCATATGTATATCGTCTTTAAGGCGGATTATTTCGACCTCCAGCGTGGATATACGATTAACGATGACAGAGTATGACCAGACGGCTACACAGATCCCAACGACGAGTTTAGCGGCGAAAGCAGCGTTCGCTTTGATCTGGGTATTATCGTCTAGTTTCATATGTGTGTGGTTATTCTTTGTCTAAATAATGTTTAAGTCCGGCTAACATCGCGATATTAACGAAGTCCTGGTCGGTCGCTTCTTCCTTTCCCATCTTGACCATCATGGCGAAGGTATCGTCGTCCATCTCGAGTTCCCAATCGTAACAGGTTACTTTCGTTTCTTTGACGACTCTAATGATGGGAAGATCTTCTTCAGTCTCTTTCGTTGTCATCGAGGAAGTCAGCGTCGAAATAGATCGAGTCATCGGTCATGTAATCGAGTTTAAGCATTTCGATAACACCGACTATAGTCGCGTGATTAAGGTCATATTCTTGTCTGTAACGATGTACTACGTTTTGTAGATCGAATAAGAAGGAGTCTGTTTGTTCGTCGATATCCATATTACGACTATATTAAAGTTAAAGTTTAAATTTTACTAGCTTGTTTTTAACGCGATTTTATTTCCGTTATAAACAACGACTTACAACTCTAGTGTTGACATGTCGCCTGTAATGGTTGTAAATCGTTATAATCCGTTATATACGCGTGTACAAACTCTCTCGTTATAAACGACAAGATTAAGAAAGAAGAATTTCAAGGAGTCATTTAGAACCATGTCGTTTGTAGCTTCGCTTTATTCGAAATATTAAACGCGCTGTTCATGAACTTTTCTAACTCCTCTTGAATAAGATCTTCTTTTCTATCTTTTATCTTAAGATCCGCATTAATCGCCATTTGTTCCGTCCAGTAATTAACGGCGATAGAAAGAGCGTCTAAGCGGTCGTCTTGTAACAGACTGCCTTTTTCGCGAGTAATACGCGATAACTGATAGAATAAAGCGTAACGGTTCTGACTTTCTATAGGGTAAGAAACAATACTCTTGAAATCGTTCTTAACGACGATAGGATCGACGATTAACCTATGCGCGTTAAGAACTGGTTCAAGGGTGTCTATAATACGTTTTTCCTTTTGAATGTGATGTCTAACTTCATTTATTGTAACGGGATAAATCGCGTTTATAACGGGCTTTAAAAGCTCTGTAAACATTCCGTCTCCCATATTAGACTCGATAATTACTTCGTTTACTTTAAAGCGTTTCGCTATAAGGGATAGTTCTTTTAGAACATTGTCTCCATAACCTCCTTTTATTCCGTTACAATCGTGGACGAATAAAAACCCGTTTAACATTTTAACGACGCTATAAGCTGTTTCGTCTTTTCCTCGACCACTAGGATCGATAGACATGACGGAACCTGTGTAATCGACCATGTCTCCTAAGGTTTCTAACGGACGATAATAACGGTCTCCATTAAAGCCCATGTTAGGAATGTTGTCGATCACTTGATCAGGGCCGCTGGCCCATACGTATTTCTCATGTGCTACATCATTGTCTAAATCTTGTACGATTAAATCGTTAATCTTTAACGGGTATCTATCAGCGTCGCTTAAGCGGGGGTTTAAAAGGAACTGTAAAGCGTACCCTGATCGTCCGTAGGAAAGCTTTCTTTCTTCCAGGTCTATATCGTTAAACCTTAAAGGTTCTGTCGATCTACCAATGTTGTCGTCCGTTGTAGCGTCGTTTATAAAGGGTGCTATGGCTCCTTCATAGATAGTGTCGTTCTTTTTATGCCCGACGTATTCTGACGGCCACACACGCGTCTCATAGCCTCTCTCCCGTAGTTTAGTGTAGATAGAGTCTTCGCATTGAGGCGTGCCTAGAAACAGGATCCTGGAGGTCTTAAGCGGCTTTATAATCGCATCAAACTCTTTTACCTGGTCTGATAGCTTATCACGCATTCCTTGGGTCGCTGAGTTGTTCGCTACCTCCACGTCATCAGCGACGATTATATCCGCCCGTGACCCGGTTAACTGCGAAGTAATACCTAACGATTTAACCGACGGTGCATGGGACGCTGGAGCAGGACCAACATCAAAGCTGATCTTACTAAAGCGTTGTCCATCACGCGGCTTTAAAGACGCTAATACCGGGATCTCATGGATCAACCTAAGCGTAAAGGTAGAGAAGTCATCAGACCGCGTTTTAGACGCAGACACCACCAGGATGTTCTTAGAGGGGTCTAGAAGGAGTTGATGGACGACATAGGCGGAACATATCCACGATTTACCAACGCCACGAAAAGCCATCACTATGGCGCGTTTAGGGCCGTTCTGAAGGTACTGTGATATGTCGTATTGTAACGGCGTTGGATCAGGCAGTCCTAAATGTTTCCAACAGACAAATAGGAAGTTACGGAAGTCTTGAAGCTCCGCTGGAACTTCGTGTTGAACGCTCATTACTGCGACTGTCTAATCGCTTCTTTGTCTTCGGGAGAGTCGTCAAAGGGTAATACATCTGCAAGCTTACCCAATGGCGATGTCTTTTCAGTGACGCTAATGATGTTGTTGTCCTTGAGGAATTGCCTAGCTCCGTTTAAGACCGCCGCATTAGGGTCGTCAAGATCCATAGTCGATATAATCTCACGATAGGTATCGGCGAGTAAAACCTGTAGATTTTCTAATTGTTCTCGTTTTTTCATACCCCTGTATAATATTGCCAATTAGTGCCGTCGTAAACATATAAACGAACGACATCAGAGGCCATTAAGATCGTGCCTACAGCGTCGCCTGTTCTCGCTTCTATGTTCGCTTGAGTGTCGTATCCCGCCTGGAAGGTAGCATCAAACAGATCCAACGGAAAGTTTGTACCGAATTGAGGAGCGACAAACTCACTCGATGCCTCAACGTTTGAAGGAGGCGGTAACGCGACGGCTACTAATGACATTAAAGGGAAGCAACAGTACCGGTAGCATATACGCTGTAAGTACCATCCACTCGATTTGATACCGAAGCCCTGATCTTTTCATAATGACCGTCAGCATCGCGTATCATAATATTACCTGAAGATGTTATAGCCTTGCTATCAATCGTCCGCCATCCATTGCCTATGTATGCTTCAACCGCGACAGTCGCTCCGCTAGACACGGAATCTGATTCAATAACAAAAGTCCAACCTTTTGAACGCTCGACTGCGAATGCGCTACCCGCTCCCGATGAAGTAACGGATGAAAGCAACGTCTTTTTTTCTAGTCCGAGAAGTCTCATAATATTTAATATAGTAAAAGTGTAGTAGGTTAAGTGTACTTCTTAAAACATATACTGTCAAGATGCATGACTTATCTACTAATTGTGTCGTTTTTAGTCTCTTAGCGTCTCAGAGTGGTCCCCACGTCCGTTCATATTGTTCAGGATTCGTGTTACCCACATCTGTAAAAGAGCGGAGGAGCTGAGACCGAGCGTATTAGCGATCCCAGCTACCTCCTTCTTTTGCGAGCTTGTGAGACGAAAA